AGCTCGTCTGTGTCCACGTGTCGAACTCCTCGGAGCGGATACAGACGTTCGTCCGCTGGGGTTCGAGCAGGAGCGTTTGGATGGGAGCGCTGGCCCCCGTCGGCGTGACGTAGTGCGAGGTCCGGGCGACCCCGGTGCCAGCGGTGGCGACGGTCAAGGCCATATGCTATGCGTCCTGATTGTAGGTGGCGATGCCCGTCCGCGCATATGTCGCGCCCGTGACACCCGCGTACACGTTCCACGAGAACAAGACACCGCCGAACCGCCCGAGCCCGTACAACACGCCAAAGGTCGGCAGGATGCCAAGCGTCGGCTCGATCCCGAGGTTCGGGATGTCACCGAGCGGTAAGGCCGTCCGCGAGGGCGACGGATAGCGGTCGCTCATTAGTCGCGGCTACCCATCCAAACGTTGACCGTCGCGCCCGTCCCCGTGAGGACGGTCAGGTCGGCCCGAATATAGACCCAGTGGGCATCGAGCGCCATCCCCTGCGTCGCCGAGGTAGTGCCGGAGAGCGAGAGGGTGGAGATCGTCAGCCAGTTGGAGCCGTCGTTCGAGACCTGCACGACGACCGTGGCCGTCAGCGCCCCCGTGCCCGTCACCACGGCCTGCACCGTCGCGCCCGGTCCGGGAGCCTCAATCGTGCTGCCCGTCGCCGTCGCGGTACGGGAGGTCATCAGGGGGATGCGCTGCGCCATTGCCATCGGGAAGTCCTCGGGTCGTGCGGGAGAAAGTTAGACGGATTCGTCAGAATATGCCAAAACACAGCGGCAGTTCACGACCTCGGCCGCTGGTCCGGTCGGGTCGAGCGGGTACATCAGGCCGTTCGTGAACGGCTCGTTGATGCCGATGCGGCCCTGCGCCATACACGCGGTATGCGTCTCCCGCGTCTCGGCGTCCGAGAAGGCGAGCCACTCCTTGCTCTGGTAGAGGTCGCCCATCTCCTGCGCTTGGTCCCACGAGCCCTGCGAGAGCGCCCCAGCGGACTCCGTGCGGGCAATCATCGTGGACCGGGCATCGACCCGCTCCTCGCCATAGACCGCCCGACCCACAAGGCGGGACGTCTCCTCGACCGTCAGCCCGGCCCGTTCCGACGCCTCAATGACCGCCAAGACCTCGCGGGCGGTAGTGTCGCCGATGAGCCCCGCCAACCGCTCGGCCCGCTTACGGATCGCCTCACGGACGGAGGCCACGGAGCGCCCGGTCAGCCCGGACTCCTGCACGTCGGCCTTCAGGTCGGCCCCGACGCCCGCCACCTCGGTCGCGCCGAAGGCGTAGGTGGTCGCCACGAGCGGGGTGTAGGTCTCGCGCCAGTTCTCCTCGAGTTCGCCGCCCGTGCGGTACGCCTCGCGGACGCGGAGCTTCGCCGTAGCGAAGTCGCCAGCGGAGGCGATAGAGCGGGTCACCTTCGGACGCTCGGCACGGAACAGCGCCTCGGCGGTCGCCTTGTAGGTCTGCTCGGTGCGGTCGAGCTCCTGCATCGCCCGCTCCCAGATACCGCGCTTGCGGGCCATCGTCTCGTCCATCGGGGCCATCTCGGGCTCCGAGCGGTCGCCGAGCTTGTCCTTCGCCTCGCGCAAGACCTTCCGCATATGGTCGAGCCCGCGATCGCCCACGGCCAGCCACTTGACCTGCGCGATGACGCCGTTGAGTTGGAAGTCACCCCGGTGCCGGGCGATCCACGCCTCGCGCAGCCGGATGGCGTTCTCCTCGGCCTCACCCTCCGGCACCCCGCCGCGCTTGGCGATGGGGGCCAGCTTGCGGAACTGCTCGTTGCCCTTCTCGTTCCCGGCCTTCGACCAAAGCTCGGGCCAGTTCTCCTTCAAGTCCTCGGCCTCGCCCACGGGGAACAGCGCCCATTGGGAGTTCCGAAGCGTCACCTTCTTGTCGTCGCCCTCGGCAGGGAAGTTGGTCACCGGGTCGGCGCGGCCTTCCTCGACCTCGTCCTCGTCCTCGGCTTCCTCTTCCTCGTCGAGCTCCTCGGCCTCGTCCTCCTCGACGTCCTCGACCTCGGCCTCCTCGTCCATCTCGGGCGTCGGCGCACCAAGCGCGGGCGTCTCGTTGTCCGTCGCGGGCGGCTGGTCAAGAATCTCGGCGGGGTTGATGACCGCGAGCGCCGCAGGGATCAGGTCGCGCCCAGCGGTCTTGAGGATGCTATCGGTCGGCTCGGGGAGCGGCGAGAGCTTGAGCGCGGTGCGGCTCTCCTCCCACGTCCGCAGCCCCTCGGCGTACTCGGCGCGGATACGGGTCGAGGTCTCGGTGTCGTTCTCGACCAAGTCGCGTAGCTTGTCGTGGTCGTAGGTCACCCAGACGTCGCCGAACTCGGGCGCGAGCCAATGGTTGAGCTCGTCCTCGAGCGCGGAGAACATCGGCTCGATCGTGTGCTGGACCAGCCGGGCACGGGCCTCGGCGTACTGGATGCCCGACAGCCCCGCATCGCTCGAGGCGGACGCGATGCCAATCATCCGAGGGTCGACCCCGAACGCGGCGCAGATGTCCTCACGCGAGACGCGGCGGAGGTCGGGGAACTCGAGGTCGGAGAGCGTGAAGCCCAGCGGCTTGATGTCCTTGACCGCCCCGAAGAAGGCCGGGGTGCCACGCTTGCCGCGATCGACCACGCGAGCGCGGTAGCGGTCCTGCATCGCGGAGGCATCCTCGGTGGTCGCCTCGTCCGCCATCAGCACGGCGAAGGTCGGCGTCCCGTCGTTGGTCACGACCTGCCGGACGTACTGCGTCGCCTCGTTGTCGGCGAGCAGGGAGCCGATGGCCGTCGCCCCACGGGGATAGCCGAACACCTCGGCCTCGAACGGACGCCCCATATCGAGATCGCGGAAGTGCAGCATATCCTCGACCGGCACGTTGACGATGATGCCCGCCCAGTTCGCGTAGTCGTAGCGGCGCGGGTCGCCCTCGGGGTCGATCCAGACCTGCTGCATCGACTCGGCGTTGACCGCACGAAGCCCAACCGGGAGTCGGTTCTCGCCGGGCCGCTCGATCTGGAAGAACGCGTTGCCGTAGCCGAGGAAGTCGACCGCGAACCGCGCACGGAACTGCCGAGCCGTGAAGCGCGGGCCGGGATAGTCGAGGAGCTTCTGGAGCGGGTGGTCCTCACCGACGCGGCTCTCGTAGTTGCCACGCTCCTGCAACACGACGAGCGGGACCGACGCCACGATGTCCGCGACGACGCGGATACAAGCGTGGACAACGGGATGCTTGTTGAACCCCTGCGTCCGAATGGTCGAGCCGTCATAGCGGTACTCGCCGGGGTTCGCGGTGCGGACCAGCGCCATCTGCTGCTGTCCGCCGGGGAAGTTGGGGTACGTCGTCGGGATGATGGCGCGGGTCGCCTCACCGCCCTCCCGTCCTGCCAACACGCGGAGCGCATCGCTCACGCGCCGGATCAAAGGCTTGCGCTCGGTATCAGTCAAACGTGCGCCCCGAAGGTGAGGGGATGGGACTCGCCACCATCAAGGCTACGCGAAAGCAAGCAACCGCGCAAGGGCGACTTTTAACAACGGGGCGCGGTAAATAAAAGGCACCCCGGTACCACTTACGAACGGAAGCACCCCCGAACGGGTAGCCCGCTACCGATTAGACCACGAAGATGCTCGGGCCCTTCTTGATGAGCGGGGCGAGGGCATAACGCACCGCGTCCCAGATGTGGTCGTTCCCCGGATACAGGTGCGGCAAGACCTCCTCGGTCCGGGCGTCCGTCTTGTAGCGCCAGAGCCGCGCCTCCTCGATCGCCCGCTTGCACCGGGGATGGATGACGATGTCCGTGTAGCTGCGGAGGTGCTGGATGCCGTCTTGCACGGAGCCCGCCCACTTCGGTGCGGCCTCGGTCCGGAACCCGCGCTTCTTCATCTCGGCGATGGTCTCGGGTCGGGCCGAGTCGGATCGGATGACGTGCTTCCGGCTGTCCGGCACCTCGTCGAACGCCCGGACCGTCGCGTCGGTATCAAGCTGGACCCCGCCCGCCTCGTGCTCGAGGTAGAGCCGCCCGTCGTGTGTCCAGAGCCGGACGAGCGTCGTCGGGTCGTGCGCGAAGCCCCAGTCCGCGCCGTAGTACGGGCCCTGCCAGCCCTCGCTCGGCATGAACTCGGCGACGCGCCACTTGCCGGACAAGACCTGCGCGTCCGAGCGGGACCACGGCTTGCCGCCCCAGACGTGCGCGTGGGCCTCGGGGTCGGCGCGGAGCAGGGCGTCGGCCTCCTCCTTCAGCACGGCGGGGAACCACGGGTTGTCGAGGTAGCTGACCAGCCGGACGACCGAGCGTTCGGGGGGCGACTTGACGAACCGCTGGTAGGTCGGGTCGGACTCCATCGCGGGGTTGAACGTCACCCAGATCTCGGAGTTCGGCTTGCGGATGGTCGGGATGAGGGTGCGCCACGAGTGGTCGGAGACCGCCTCGGCCTCCTCGACCCAGCAGAGGTCGATGCCTTCCGTGGACTTGATCTGCGCGATGTCGCGGCGCAGCCCCTTGAACAGGAACTCGGTCCCGTTGGCCCCCAGAATGGCGGACTCTTGGATGGTGTAGAACCCCGAGAGCCCGAGCAGGTCGATCTGGTCAGCGAGGACGCGATGCACCGAGTCCCGGATGCTCGCTTGATACTCACGGGCGCAGAGGATGCGGAGCGGGCTGGAGAGGCCGTGGACGAGCAGGGCGCGGGCGAACTGCCACGACTTCGCCGAGCCTCGCCCCCCGTAGGCCACGCGGTAGCGGAGCGCCCCGAGCGCGGGGGTGAAGAGGTAGCCGAACGCCTTCGGGGTCGGGACCGAGAGGGCGGTCATCCGAACAGGTCGGGCTCGGCCCGCTGGCTCTCCCAGTACGCGATCCGGCGTCGGGCGATCTCGACGTACTCGGCCTCAAGCTCGGCCCCGAGGTAGCGGAAGCCTTCAAGGACCGCCGCGCAGCCGGTAGAGCCGGAGCCGTTGAAGGGGTCGAGGATGAGTCCACCCGGTGGCGTGACGAGACGGCAGAGCCAGCGCATCAGGGCGATGGGCTTGACGGTGGGGTGGTGGTTGGTGGTCCGGGTGGCGCGGTTCAGCCCGATCGTGTCGGGGTCATACATCTCGCCGCGATCCTCGGCGGCTTGTGCGCCGTTGGACTTGGCGGCAATGCGCTCCGGCATCCCGTCCAGCCCCGCTTCCCGTTCCCGGCGGGACGCCTTGGCTGTATAGAAGAAGCGCGACTCGGGGAACATCGCCGCCGCGTCCTCGTCAAGGCAGACGTTGGCGGGCCAGCGACCACCAATGCGCGTCCCGTCCACGTTGATCCCGCCCGTCCCGTACTGCGTGACGTTCGCCGCGACCGTGCCGACCAGCGGCTTGCGGGCGAGGATTATCGGCTCATATGCTGGCTTGAGCGCGGTGCCCCAGCCGTCCCATTGCTTCGCGGCATCGGTGGCGGGGCGGGTGATGTCGAGGTTGACCTGCGGGCGGTCGGTATTCTGTCCGGGCGCAACGGCTAACGCGGTGCTGGCCTTTTCGCCCACCACTTCCCGCTCGGCTTCGTGACGCTCGACGAGTTGGTCGACCCAGCCCGGCACGTCACCGCACAATGGGCGCAGCGTTTGCCATATCGAACGGGTCGGGACCGCAGGTTGTCCGGCGATGCTGGTCGCATAATAATGCCCGGCCATCGTTCCGTTGGCGCTGATGTGGCCGTCCTGAATCATCGCGTCGGTTGTTGTCTTTCTGCTGACGCCAGTCGTCCGAAACCACGCGCAGAACCGCAACGCCCGATCCGTCTCTCCGTTTACCTTGTCGATGGCCTTGCCCACGTCCAGCGACTTCGGGAAGCCCGACCCATAGAGCCACGAGAGGCAGTCGCGCACCTCCCACCCCGCGTCCTCGATGGCGACCGCAAGTCGGTGGAACGTCCGCGTCCCGCCGAACGCCACGAGGTGCGCTCCCGGCTTGGCGACCCGTAGCGCCTCGGTCCAGAACTCAACGCCGGGGACGCCGTGGTCCCATTCCTTCCCCATAAAGGCGAGGCCGTATGGCGGGTCGCTGACGATGGCGTCCACGCTGTCGGCGGGGAGCGACCGCATCACGTCGCGGCAGTCCCCGTGGCGTACTTCCCACGTTGTCATTAGTCCTCGATGGAGGGGGCGATGAGTTCGACGCGGACGGCGGTCGGCGGCAACTTGTCACCGCCCGTCGTGTGGTCAACCGACTGGCGCGGCTTGCCAAAGGCACGATCCAGCAGGGCTTCAGCAGCCCGAATATCGCCCTTGACGGCCTTGGCGCGGAGAGCCATCAAAGTCGCCTCAAGCGCGGAATATCCGTCTTTCTCGTCGGCCAGCACCTTCGCCAACGCCTCCTTGATGTCAGGGAGCTTCGGCCGTCCTTTCGGGTTGCCCGATTGACCTTTCTTGAATTGACTGTGCTTTGGTGGAGTTGGTGACATATTCCCTGTTCTTTCCCTGTAAAGCGCATAGGTCGGATTTGCACCGCCCCCTCTTGGCTGGACGCCAAGCGCACCGCTCGCTGTGCTTTATGCGCGTACTTTACCACGATACATCCCCGCGCCCATTTCGGCAATGCGGGAAAATGGGAGAACTGGAACCGTCAAACGTTCGCGTGCGGAAGGATTTAGAAAATACACATAGCGAAGCTGAAACCCTTTCAACGGCACAAACCCAGCCGCCACATACTTTGCCATTGATGCACCGCCGTCATCCAGAATGTGCGTACTTTTAGTCACAGATGTACGCGACACCACGGCGGCACGCTGTTGTTCGCAATTCCCTCGTCCACCTGTTGGCGCGGCCCATACTTGCGTATTCTTTTTAATCCCGGTCAACACAAACCCGCTGGCGCGGTATATCCCGCCATCCCCCGATTGCGTCCCATCTGCAAATGACACGACCCATTGCAAATGCGGGGCGTTGGCGCGAAGCATCCTAAAGGCAACCGACAAAGCTCGTGACTCGCTGTTGCGTGGCAATTCGTCGCTAAACGCCATCCGGTTTAATTCGATGAATCCGTTCCACGGCGTACCCGCGACAAGGCCGACAAGTTTACGCTTGTCGAGCGACGGGCCAAACGACATCGCGCCGAGACAACGCCCATTTAGGAATACGCCGAGATGCAACTGGCTGTTGTTGACCACCTTTCCGCTATAGTGGTAACGCTTGACAATGGCGCGAGCATCGGCGGCACTTATTGGGGCCACGCGAATGTCTTTAGCGGAGTGCGCCAAGTGCTGCCTCCGCAATGCGGGCAAGGGCATTGCCGTTGCTGTTTTGATTTGGCATATCCACAAACGGCCCCACAGACTTTGCAAGTTCCAACGCTTCGCGGATTGTATCAGCTTGGGAGGTATGTAAAGTAAATGTCATTTGCTCAAAGTCGGGTTTGTCGCCATCTGGCAAGTTGGCGAAATCAACTTCCGCGATTTCATCCATTACAGGCAAGTCTAATCCCCAATCCGCCAGTTCCTCGGCGTCCCATTCGTTTGCCAACGTTTCCCACTCCCACTCGCCAAAGCCTACGTTGTCCTTGATGATGAACTCGCGCTGTTGTTCATCCGTTAATCCGGATGCTAGGATGACGGGGACTTCGGATAGCCCCGCCGCTTGACAGGCTTTAAGGCGCATATTGCCGCCCAACACGACCATCTCGCTATTGACCACGATGGGGCGTAACGTCAGCATCTCTGGGAAATCCTTGATGGACTTTACCAGTTTGCGGAACTTGTCATCCTTGATGATGCGCGGGTTGTTGGGGTTCGGCTTGATGTCACCGATGGGGACGTGGCGGGCGGTTGTCATCCGGATAAAGTTGAGGCGTTGGATGGGGCTTGCTAGGTGATGCGAGGTCGAGTCAACGGGCGGTGGTATGCTCGGAGGAGGTTCGCCCTCGTCGGCCTTACGAGTGTAGTGGCGACCGGTATTGCCGACCGGGACGGTTACACCCCACCACCTAGCAAGTGAGTGACGCGCTAGTGATGCGCTATTCCTCGGGATCGCCGAGGGTTTCGCGGGCGGGCTTGTCGGTCAGCGGGGTGTAGTGGTTCGGGTCGTAGCCGACGGCATCGTCGATGGCGGGGCCGAAGGCTTTCTGCCAGTTGCCGGTGAACGTCTCGGGTGAGACGGAGAGGGGGCGTGGGGTGTCACCTTTGCCGGACATCGGTGCGTCTCCACGAGCGGAGGAGGGAGAGGACGAGGAGCAGGGGAAGGGTGGCGAGCAGGAGCGCGACGGTCAAGAGCGTGTCGACGGCGCGGCGGATCACGGGTCGGCCTTGCGTTGCCGGCGGGTCGCAGCGGCTTTGGCTCCGCGGGCCTTGGCACGGAGTCCGGCCTCAAACTGGGCCTGTCGATACCCTTCGGCGCGGGCCTCCGCAATATCGGTGGCGTCGATGCGCTTGGTCAGGAGGATACCGGCGATGACACCGAGGGCGAGGGCGAGGAAGTGCGTGAAGATTGCCATTCGAGTCTCCGTGCCGCGATGCGGGCGGCGTAGCGGTGGGAACAGGTGAGGAGGTAGGAGCGGCGACGCTTGGCGGCGGTCGCGGTGCGGCGTTCGGTGGAGTGGTACCAGCGGTGGCGATCGGTGAGCGCGTCGATGTGCTCGGGGGTCCAGATGTAGCGGAGCCGTGCCCCGGCAACCGAGGTCTGCTGTACCGGGGTGAGGTCAATGGCGCGGGCGTAGGCCAAGACGCGTTGCCGGGAAACCCCGAGGCGGTCGGCGAGTTGGTCGGTGTAGAGGTGCCCCGGTGGGAGCGTCGGGAGCGGATCGTGCCCGTTGCCCTTGCGCCGTGCGTTGATGACCGGCTTGGGCGTTGGGCGGGAGGGGGCGGCCCGATAGGACGCCTCGGAGACGACGGTGCCGGGGCCGAGCTTGACCGCGGCGGTCGACTTGTCGGGGGCGTCCGTGGTGCGAACAATCCGGCCCGTGTCGTCGAGAAGGTGCCAGCGCATCAGCGGATGAGCCAGAGAATGCCGAGGGCCGACACCGTGACCAAGGCGATGACGAAGAGGAGTTCAAGCTCCCCGTCCCCGAGGGGTTTACGCATTGAAGGTTCCCACGCGGACCATCTGGTTGAGCGAGGACGAGACGCAATGCCAGAAGGTCCACTTGAACACGTCGGACTCGGTCACCTTGCGGTTCTCGAGGGCGGGCGCGATGCAGAGGTGGCGATGCCCACGCGACCCCGCGATGATGCGGGCCTTGATGAGGCCGTGCTTGGCGACCAAGCCCTGCGCGACACGTTGTTGACGGGTCATTGGCATCTTACCGCGCCAACTCGCGCCGAAGGGTGTAACGAGCGTCCTGCAAGGTGTCAAAGAAGAACTGCTGAACCATCGGCTCGCCACGCTTGCGGGACTCCGAAGCGTAAACCTGAAGCAGCCAGCGGCCCTCGTACTGCCGGATGTGCCCGTGCCGCCCGTTCTCGTGTTGCTTGTAAATCTCGCGCATTGCTTTGTCTCCGATGGGAGGTCGGCATCATTGCCGACACA